TGCTTACATTTGCTTGCATTTGCTTGCGTTTGCTTACATTTGCTTGCATTTGCTTTTGGTGCTCTGCCGCCAGCCGCTCCATTCTGAGCCAGCGCATCAGATTTTTGAGCGTCACGGTCAACGACCGACTTAAATACCGGAAATAAAAGGGATTCTCTCCCGAGGTTGTCTGGAATTTCACCCGACCTGGCATATTCTAAAATCGCAACAAACAGACGGCCTTTTTCGTCATCTTCCAGTGCTGCTGTTTGCTCGATCCAGTCGTAATATGCCTTTACATAGCACCTTGTAGATGCAGCTCCCATACCGCCACCGCCTTAAAACGGCAGCTCGCCGTCGTCCTCGCTGACCTCCGTAAAGCCGTCTGCGGCGCTCTCTGCGGCGTTTCTGCTCTGGGCGGTTTCGTTACCATCCGAGCGCCTGTTGTCCGCGAAATACACGCTGTCAGCCTGCACCTCGTAGCTCCTGCGCTTGTTGCCGTTCTTGTCCGTCCAGTCGCGCATCTGCAAGCGCCCCTCGACGCCGATCATGCGACCCTTATCGGCGTAGTTGCAGAGCACTTCTGCCGTGCCGCGCCATGCGACAACGTCGATCCAGTCTGTGCCGCCCTCCTTGCCGTTGCGGTCAACGGCAAGAGGGAACGACACAACGGATACTCCGCTGTTCGTCTTTTTCAGCTCCAAGTCACGCCCGATGCGTCCCATCAGGCACACGCGATTCATGCTCACTGTGCGTCACCGTCGCTTTCGATGACCTCGCCGGTCGCCTCGTCCACGGTGTAGTTTTCGGCCTCGATGGTTTCCTCTGCCTGCGCATCTGCGGCGATCACGTCGGCAAGCTGTTTGCCCGCGTCGCGCGTCTGGTAATCGATGGACATAACGCCCCACTTGCCAATCAGGATACGGTAGACAGTCTTGCGTGCCATAGCGTCCCAATCATCGCGCCAGCCCTTACCCTGATATTCACCTTTGCGGAATTTCTTTTCATGTGCGGTGATGGCCTTGACGCTCATGTATACGGTCTTTTCCGCGCCGTTGATAAGACGGTAATAACCGACGTATCCGATGATAGGAAGCGCCTCGCGCGCGTCCTCGTCCTCCACGAAATCAATGTCAACCTCTTCGGTCAGACGGTTATAACTCTTCAATTCGCCCTCACGCACGTCCACGACGTTGATGGTCTTGTATGCACCCGTGCGAAGTGCGAGCTGGTGCATACCTTTCCAGCCGAGAATGAATGTCGCTTCCATCTTTTTTGCGCCAATATCCTTCTTGTAGTTCTTGAATGGCACAATGTAGGCATAGCCCAAACTCGGGTCGATGGGGAGATCAAACATCGCCGCTTTCAGCGAGGATTGAATGACCGTCATCGGGGATTCGTAAAAAGCCTGCTGCAAATTCTTGTCTGCATTGACCATCGAAATGATGGACGAAATAAACTGTGGCGCGCGCTTGCCAAGCAGCTCGTCAAAGCGCTTGCGCATGCCGTCGCGGTCAAGCAGATCGTTCACCAACGCCGTGACGGATGCCTGTTTCTGCTGCGGTGCTTTCTGCATCGCCTGCGCGTTCTGAATCAATCCTTCCTTCATCTTTCTTTATCCTCCTTCACCGCAAACTTGCGGAAATTTGTCGTTTTGTAGTATCTGCTCAAGTCCATGTCTGGGTGATCCTTGGCAAACGCCCTCGCATCGAACGTCTGGCGGCTCTGCGCCTTCCAGTCGACCGTATAGCGCCCGCAGTAGCCGCGCTCATTGTCACCAAGGTCGTTCATGAGCTGCTGTTTGATGGCGTCCGCGCCCTTCTCGATGGCCTTTTTCCGGCTCATCAGGTATTGATACTGCTCGATCAGTCTCTCGCGCCCAAACAGCTCGACTTCTCCGCCGCCGCCCTCGTAAATGGTTGCGATCGTGTCGGTCGTGCTCTCCATACCGTCCATCGGCGGCGGGCTGTCAGCCTCCACGTAGTCGTGCCAGAAGTCCGCGGCGCAGCGTTTCAACGCTGCAATCTCGTCGGGGCTGACATACACGCTGCTCTCGCACCATCCGGGAACATAGTCATCGGGGACGGTCGTGATCTGGTAGCAGTAAAAGCCCTTGCCCAGCACCAGCGCCGCCAAGAACCAGCGTTCCCACCCCGTCACGGCGAGATATGTCACGCACTGCGCGTAATAGCTCTCGGGGAATTCGCCAACTGCATAGCGCTTCATGTTCAGCGCATTCGCGGTCTTGCATTCAAGGCCCGCGTGCCAACCAGCTGGTAACACCATACGGTCAATGTTCGCATGTAGGCACGGAGCCTCATCGTTACGCAGGATGTAGTTCACCTTGCGGACACGCAACCCTGTTTTTATCTCGAATCGAGTTGCGACGTATCCCTCGAGGTCTCTCCCGATTCGCATCGCCTCGTTTTCCGGCTCTTCGCCGATCCTGCCGGTCTTCTCCGCCCATACCGTGTAGGGCGAACGGTATTTATTCAGGCCCAGCACCGCGCCCATGTCGCTGCCGCCGAGGCTCTTCTTGCGCTCTTTAAGCCACTCCTCGCGGCTCATCCCGAGCGTCGATATCTTCTGCATCTTCATCTTTCTTTACCTCGATGTCTTCCGCCCCGCAGAAGGGGCAGCATAGTATTGTTTGCGTCTCAACGCCGCGCTCACCGTCAAGGTTCTCGCGCCTTCGCAAGACGTCTGGCTCGTCAAAGGTCAGCCCGCACCATTCGCAGCGGTACATCACATCATCGCCGAGACCGCGATGAGCACCGCCGCCAGCAGCAGGCAGATACCGGCAAAAAGCATCGCCTCGTCCGCCTTGCGCTGTTCTCTCGTGCGCTTGTCGTGCCGTCTCATCGTCTGCACCCCCTGTCGATAAACGGCAGCAGCTCATACAGCACCTTGCACACCGCGCACGCGCCGATGACGGCAAGGCTCGTGGTGAAGTTGCAGCCGTTGAGCACGATCACCGTAGCGGCGATGCTGCCGAAAACCAGCGTATCAACCACGCTTTTCAACCTCCTTCTCGTTCGGCACGAGGCCGACAAACTCAAGCCCTCTGCCGCGTGCGTAGATCTCGCCCATGATCGTCCCCAGCTTTACAGGGTCAGGGGGCGTGACCCAAATGATTTTGTACTCTGGCTTTTTTCTCATTGCCTTTTCCTTTCTCCCGTGCTACAATAAGCACGGACACAATATCTTGTGGTGAGATTTGTCCCCCCCGCCCCGCTCGATGCTGCAACATTGGGCGGGGCATTTTTGCGCTTTGCGTTGCGAATCAGTCCCATGCCACAGCGTAGCATCGAAACTCCACGCAATTCCGCTGCATCCCTTCGCTGAACTATTCCGCTGCGTTGCTATGCCTTGCTTTGCCTTGCTATGCCATCGCTAGCCTCTGCTTTTCGCTGCCATGCCGCTGCGAAACCCCACATTGCTAAACCATTGCGTTACTTCCCAATGCTGTACGATTCACATCATTGCCGCCGATCTCACTACTCTGTGAAAAGCGGTTCAGTGCCATTGCTGCGCTGCCCAAACCGATGCTCCGCATTCCCAACGCCAATCAAGTCCGGGCAATGCTACGCCATCGCAATGCTGTGCTACGCTTCGCACTGCAAAGCAATTCCTTCGCGTGTTACTCGATTTCCTCCCAGCGGAATCGGCCTTTTCCACTGTTGCGCCACTGGCCAATGCCGGAGAATCTTCCGTAATCCAGCCAGTCGCGCACAACGTCGATGTGGTCGTCGCACAGGCAGACCACCGTAAACTCGCACGTTGCCCCGGCGGGGATTTCCTCGCTCATTGCAAGGCTGATGCGCTCGCCCTGCGCCGTTTGCGCTCTCAGCGGGCGCTGGCACTCCTTGATCTCACCGTCAAAGAGAATTGGAATGGTGCGCGGCTCGGGGAAAATCAGCTTGTCGATTTCCTTCTTGTAAGCCTTGATTTTGCTGCTGGACGAATCCTTGACCTTGCGCAGGCCACCGCAGGTGTCCTTGAAAAAGCCCTTGATCTGGTAGTCGTACAAAAACGGCGTGCCATCGTCCAAACGCGGAAAAATGGTCATGGACTTCTCGGCCACCGCATCCGCTCCCAGCGCTGCCACCTCGTCCTCCACGCTCGCCGCATCTGGCGCGTGACTGCCGATAAACTCGCGGTAAATGTCAGGGTTCGCGGGGCTGGTGCCGAGAATCGGCTCAATAAACGTCAATTTAACTTTGAGTTCTTTCATCTTTTCATTTCCTCCTGTTGTGTGTTAGTTCTCTTCGCTGGATTTCATCAGCGCGTCCACGGTAACGCCGTAGTGTTTTGCCAGTTTCTTGACTTGGCGCGGGTGAGGGCGGCACACGCTCTCTTTCCAGTTTTTGATCGACGTCTGCGATACGTCGATTTCTTTTGCAAGACGATAATTCGTCTCGCCACGCTCAGTTTGCAGCCGAGCCAGATTCTCAGGGAAACTCAATTTATCAACTCCTTTCTTAGTGTTGCCCCCTTCAATCCCATCGTGATAAAATGGAGTAAAGAAGGGAGGTGAATTACCTGTGAAGCAATTTTCTGATTTTCAAAAATCCATAAACTTCGACAAATTGGATTACGATATGTCAAAGTTAGCCGATAAATCACTTTTGCAATCAAGTGATTTATTTACGCAGGAACAATACAATTTTTTGACAAAAACAACCGCCGTCATGCTTCTGGGGCTTCTTCGCCAGTATCACGAATGGCTGAACGAAAAGAATTAGCCATCGTCTCAAGGCAGTCCGAGATTGTAGTTCGTCCAACGTCTTTCTCGCCGATCAAAACTGAAACTTCCATGCCTCGCTGGCCTTGTAGTGCAAGTACAAGGTCAGCGATTTCTTTCGCCGTTGCCTCAATTTTCACTTTTTCACCTCCAAAATTAGAGTATTCTATTGACAAATTGGAGTATTGGTGCTACTCTAAGTTTTGCTACAAACATTGATTCGCGCCAGCTCGATTTGTCGGGGTGGTCTGGTCTTTTATTGCCTGTCCACGGTCTTTAGTATACTCCAGACTTGAGTATTTGTCAATAAAGACTTGACTGTTGGATTGCACAAGTATAGAGGATTATATTTATGCCATTTACTCAAAACTTCAATTACTGCATGGAACAAAAGAAATACACCGCGTACAAGTTTGCAAAAATAATTGGTGCGAGTAATCAGGGCGTTTTGAATTGGCAGTCCGGAGAGTGCACTCCATATCCAAAAACCAAAAAGAAGATTGCCGACCATTTCGGCATCACGCTTGCCGAGCTGGACGGTGACGAGCTTCCCGTCCTGCCGGAAGATGGCGCAAAAAAAGCCCCCGCCACAGAGGGCGAGGGCGAAAAGGACGCGCTTATTAAAGCTGTCAGGGAAATAACCGATAAAGATACGGCGCTGGCTGTTTTCGATGAGCTTAGTAAAAAAATGCGGGAGCTAATGTAATGCTTACTTTCTACCCATCAAATTCGCAAGACCGAATAAAAACCGAAGCAGAGCGGAAAGACCATGAGCGGCAGCAAAAAGAACAAGGCGAAAAGGAACGCCGCGAGAAAGTGCGGTTTATTATTACTGCTGTTCTTTCTGGCATTGCGGCGCTCGCTGCTGTTGCAGGAGTGATAATTCAACTTGCTTGAGCGCGATTAGCGTGTCAATCTTGTCAGAGATTTCCTTCAATCCAAATACAACGTCGTTGATCTGGCCTTTCATGATGATGCTGTTCTCTGCCAGTTTGGAAATGTCAAACTCATAGCCCTTCATAGCACACCTCTTTCTTTTAATTTTGAAAATACTTCTGCGCAATCCGCAGGGGTTAACTGGTCTATCATTTCAAGGATTTGTTTGCGCAAGCTCTCAAGGCAATTTTGATCGTTCGTACTGGGTTTATAGCCTTTCCGCATAATCTGTTTTTTTATTGTACCATCTTTTGCACTATTACACAACATTTTGTGTCCCTCCAAGTAATTATAGTAACGGGCCTATATGTCGATTGTCGCACATAGCGGTGCAAGCATCAATATTTCGAAGTAAAGGCCCCGCCGCCCTCTGCAACAAACGGCGGGGCCTTTTTGCAGCCAGCGGGAAGCGGTCGCCGCTGCATGTCTTGACCATACTCCGCTTTACCTTGGTAATTCAACACCGAAACATTGCAATAAGACAGCGCTCGACGCAGTTCGACAAGCCCTCATCTTGCGACTTCGCGGCGCAAAAATCGGAAAAATTAAGGTGGCATAAATGAACATTCAAGAAGTGTGTAAATCCCGTAAAGAAGAACTGAAACTAACCTATCAGGACATTTCCGATGCTTCCGGCGTGCCGCTGTCCACTGTGCAGAACTTCTTTTCCAAGTTTTCTAAAGCTCCGTCTATCTACACCGTTGCGCCGATCTGCAAAGCGCTTGGAATTTCGCTTGATGAAGCGTTCGGAATTTCCGAACACTTGACACCAACCGAGGAAACCTTGCAAGCGCGGAATGATGAGCTGGAACGCCACGTGGACGCAAAGGCCGATACCATCGAGATCATGCGGCGCGGTGTCCGTATCCGAAACGGCGTGATTGCTATAATGTTTGTCATTATCGTTCTACTGGCTGTATGGTGCTTGTAGATTGATTGGAGGGGGATTTGATGAGAGCGGCACTATATATCCGCGTTTCCAGCGAGGAACAAGCGCGGCATGGTCTATCATTACAAGAGCAGCGGGATGCGCTGGCAAGATATGCCAAAGCGAATAAAATGACCGTGGTGGGCATATATGAGGACGCGGGCATATCCGCGCGAAAGCCGTACAAAAAGCGCCCCGCGCTCCTGCGGCTGCTGGACGATTGCAAGGCGGGAAAGGTGGACACGATCCTTTTTATTAAACTCGACCGATGGTTTCGAAATGTTGCTGGATATTACGATGTGCAGACGCAGCTCGACCGGTACGGCGTAACGTGGCAAGCGACGGAAGAGGACTACGAGACGCGCACCGCATCAGGGCGATTGAAGGTCAATATCATGTTATCCGTCGCGCAGGACGAAGCCGACCGCACGAGCGAGCGAATCAAATTTATCAACGATGGCAAAAGGGCAAAAGGGCAACCGGCAGGCTCAAAAGCGCCTTTAGGGTATATTATCAAGGACAGGCAATACCAAATTGATAACGACACAGCAGACGCGGCGCGAGATATGTTTGCCGCATATATCCGCCTGAAAAGCGTCCTTGCTGTAAAACGATATATGCTCGACACATGGGGAATTGACCGAGCATATAACAAGTATGTCAACTATTTCCACAACCGGCTTTACATTGGCGAGGTGTACGGCATCGAAAACGCTTGCCCCTCGTTGGTGAGCAAGCAAGACTTTGACCTTGTAACTGATGTTTCCCGCCAGCGGTCACAGCGCTGTGCCGGAGTTGATGTGGATCGCGTGTATCTGTTCTCGGGGCTTTTGCATTGCAAGGAATGCGGAAGGACAATGCAGTCGGAAACCGCAAAACAGATATATACATATTACCGTTGCCGGACGCGGATGCTTGACAACTCCGCTTGCCTGCACATGAAGAGGATCAGGGAAGACTTGCTGGAAGAATACCTATTGCACGAGCTTGTTGGGATTGCGGAGCGGAACAATCGGTATTACAAAAAGGCCAAAAAAAAGCCCACGCAGAGCGCGGACGCGATACGAAAGAAAATAGGCAAGCTGAAAACGCTGTATCTAAATGATTTGATCGAGCTGGACGATTACAAGGCAGAATACGCGAGCCTGAAAAAGTCCCTTGAGACCGTGGAAGAAAAGCCAAAGACAGACCTTGATGCCTTGAGAAACGGGCTGGGCGAATATGATACATACTCGAGGGAAGAAAAAAAGGAATTCTGGACGCGCTTCATCAGGAGGATTGATGCAGACAACGATGGCGCGTTTTTCGTAACGCCGCGTTAGGTATATTTTACTTTCACGTTCGCAAAGGTAAAGTATGCCTAAAAGATACCCCCGCCTTTGTGACGGGGGTATCCTCATTTTTCGAGCTTCCGCATGACGCTATTATAGACGCGCTCGTTTACAATTTTCAAGCTGTCCATCAGTTCGTCCATGATCTCCCACGCTTTGTCCGGCGAAACATCTGCCACTGCGCGCAAAAAATCGCTGTCGCCGTATGTTTCGACGTTGACCGGCGCGGGTGCTGCGGAGTATGCCATTGGCAAAGCCATCTCTCTGCTGCCGCTTTGCTGGTCACGGATGGCATACAGCACGGCAAGGCGCTCATAGTTTGTCCAACTCGATTCCTCTGTTTCAAGGCGAGCTATCCAGCGATTGACCTCATTCTCGTCGACCATAGGGGCGCACCCCCTTTAGCCCTCAATCGTGTCCATGCAGCGCTGGATGGCTCTGCGGATGCTTTCATCGTCGGCGTTGTCCAACATTTCCTGCAACTGGCGTTTCATGTTGTCGATGCCGCCGTCACGGGAATAGTGGCCGCGCACATAGTGCGTACCGCGTCTCGCGTTGGACATATCACGGTCATAAACGCCGCGCATACCCGACTGCCAGTCTCCGCCGCGGGAATCGCGGCGAGAATAGTCTTCATCGCGGGAATAGCCGTCGTCCTCCAACATCTCAATCTTATCGATGTTCTTGATGGTGTCCGTCAGCTTGTGCGCAATTTCGAGATCGCCCGCGCCAAGCTCGCCCTTACGTGCCAGCTCGTCGAGTTCGTCGCACAGCATATTGCGCAGATCATACATTGCTTTCTTGCTCATGTCCATGCTCCTTTCATGCGATTCTCTCAACCGTGAGATTGCTGTTAGCAAAATTCACGGCCTGAGCGCTTGTGTTTTTCATCGCGACAGTTACGCAGCAGCCCTTCGGGACGCTCACTTGCGCGCTGACATACACGTTGAAATAGTTCTCCACCGCAGCAGGGGTAACGGTCGCCGTAGCGCTGTTGAGTGCCTCGCCGTTGACGGCAAGCGCCGCCGTGATGGCCTCCACCGTGCCCCCGGTAGGGATGGCGATGTTCCCACCATAAGAAATTTTGTAGAGAGCGCGGCACTGGTTAGTCAGCCCGCGCAAAGTTACCAAACCGGCCCCGGCACGGTGAACGATACACGGCTTGCTATTGACCGCCGTTTCGGTCAGTGGGACGTTCTGTCCGGCAGAGACCAAAGCAATGATAGGATTACTAAACTCAGCCATACTGGTATCACTCCTTCCTCTGATTTGCCCCAAAAGGGGCAAACGCACCATTTGCAATCATTTCCGCGTAGCTGGGTGCAAATAATTCGTCCGCTTTACGTAAAAGATCGGCATAATTGCTAAGCTCGTACATGCTCATTTTACTCTTGTCCAGAGTTGCAATGTGATCGACAAATTCCTGCTTGAGTTCGTCAACCGTTTTCACAAAATCATTCCTTCCTAAAGGGGTCGATTTCGACCCGGTTAAAATACAGCGGCGGAGCTATTGCCCCGCCGCGTTGTTGTAGTATCGGCACGGGGCCGACCATTCTCCCCACATGGGGAAAAAGCTATGCTATGCAGTTGTCAGCAGCCGCAACCGGCAAACTGGTTGCAGCAATAGGGATTCTGCACCGTGTAAGCCGGAATGGGAGAGGGACGCAGCTGCGAGACCAGATAGCTGTTCTGCGCCGCCTGAGACGCCGCCAGTTTCAAGCCCTGATTCTCGCTCTGGAGGTCAGCCAGTTTGCTCTGCGTCAGGAAATCGAGGATCGCGCGGCTATTGCTGTTGGCGTTGTCGATGATGTCGCGGGTCGCGTTCTGTACGGTATTGCGCGTGTCGCACGCCTGCGCCGCCATGTCGTAGCGCACCTGCGCGATCGCGGCACGGTTCTCGCAGCAGCAATTCGCGGCCTGCATCTGCATGGCGTTGAGCTGCTGCATCAGCGCCGCCTGCTGGTTACTACGGGACAGCTCGGCCTGTGCAAAGCCGTTTGCCATCGCCATATTGGTGCCGTTGGCAAGCTGCGCCTGCTGGTAAAACCCGTTGCAAAGGCCGTCGTTTACACTGTCGATCTTGCGCTCGACATTGGCGAAGTCAGAGGTCAGCACATAGCCGTCGACCACGCCGCCGTTGCCGTTACCGCCCCAGCCGTTGTTTCCCCAGCCGCAGAAAACAAACAGGAAAAGAATGATGATCCACCACGCGCCATCGCCGCCGAAGCCGCCAAAGCCGCTGTTCATCATGCCGGTTGGCGCAACAGGCATAGTGGCCTGAACGCCGCCGTCAGAAAGAGACATAGTATCACTCCTTTGAATTAAAGTCAGTTTTATCTAAATCGTGGCCACGATAAAGAATTAAAGAAAACGCTATAAATATTTAATTATTGCATCAGACTTTGGAATTGCTTTGCCATCTGCTGTAGCTGGTTTAACTGCGCCTGCGAGAGTTTGCCGCTTTGCAAGAGCTTTTCGACCTCCGCTTTGGGGTCGCCATGAAAATTTGCCTTGAATTGCTGGAACTGCTGCATCATTTGCATGAATCCGTTTCCGCCGCCGAGCGCCCCGAAAAAGGGATTATTCATCGTCGTCTTCCTCCTTGCGCTTCTTCTTGCCTTTCAACTCGCCCACAAGCGCTGCCAGCGCGTCGAATTCTTTTCGGGTGACAAATTCCACACCCTTTTCCTGTGGCGCTGTACGGGGCGTTTCTGCGCGCTCTACGAGGTCGTAAATCTTGAGCGTCGGCTTGCCGCTCGCGTCGGACTGTTTGAGGTACACCGTCGGCGCGCTGGAATCCCACAGAGCAACGGCAGAGTTGGGCGCGATGAGATAGCCCCTCGCCTCCTGCTCTCCGTTGACCCATTGCACACCGCCCTGCGCGATGGGGTTTTGCTGCATCGGCATTTGGGCTTGCTGCATCTGCCGCATCTGCATGAGGTTATCCGGCATTGGCTGCGGATAATAGGGGTTAAAATAGGGATATGCCATGTTCATTCCTCCGTTTCTTTGACCCAGTAATAAAGCGGGATTTCGTTCTCGCTGTTCCAACTGTCATAGATCACGCCGTCTTGCACGCACACGACATGACCGGAGAGCGCGAGAATATACGTCCCGCGCGGGTGCTCGTCGGCAAACCTGCCGACCGTGTAGCAGTCTGGGCAGGTGTCCGGCATGATATAGCGCCGATAGCCCAAAGACCGCAGATACGCGCCCCAACAGGCATTTGCGTTGGGTAAGTCACCGTCAAGGTAGCCCTGTATGCAGAGGGACAAATACACCTCGCCCCAGTCCTTCTCCGTCGCCTTGCAGATCGCGCGCACGGTGCAATCGGACACATTACGCCCAGTGGGATTTGGATTGAAATAGCTATACATGAAATAGCTCCGCGAAATAGACGTAAGTGCGCAGCTCGTCAGGGTCAGGAAACAGTGCCAAAATATCCATCGCCATTTGCTCGGTAAACCCACAAGCTAAAAGCCGTTCGTACATTTCGCGCACCTCCTTTATTATCTATATGGTATCAAAAAACGGGCGCTCAAAAGCGCCCGTAAAATGCCCGTATTCTGCCGCGAAAATATTTTCAAAAACTTCGATTTTGTGCTTGACATATTATACCATATATGGTATATTTATATCAACAAGAGGGGCGCAGCCCAGGAGGTAAATGAAATGAACGATATCCAGATGATTATGGCCATGGCAAACGGCGAGATCCCAACCGGTTCTGAAACGATTGCAGAAAAGACGTTCACGACGAACGACGGAGAGTATTCCGCCACCGCATCCATCAGCGTCCTGCACGAAGTTTTTGAAGACGGGCACCTGGGTGAGATCGTAAACGGTGGTTGCGATGTTACCACCAGCGGCGGTGTTGTGTACGCCGCGCAGACTTACTACGAAGCCATTAAGATGGCAGAGGAACTTGTGACTCATTGGAACGACGGTGACTACAACTGGGAGCCTAAAAAGGCTCAGTGGTAAAGGAGGATTCGGCATGACGATCAAGGAATATCGCGAAGAGCTTGGCATGACGCAGGCGCAACTCGCCGCTGCGCTGGGCGTCGCTCAGAACCACATTTCCCGCTGGGAGCGCGGCACCGTGAATCCGAGCGCGGACACCTTGCGAAAGATGGCGGATATCTTCTCCTGCCGCATGGACGATATCACGCCCGCGGTCAAAAAGCTCAAGGCAAAGGATATTTTCACCCGCGAGGCCTACGATGGACTAACTGCCGATCAGCGCCGCAGAGAGTTGAAGGTCCAGCAGGCGTGCGAATACAGCGGATGGCGCGGGTACCCAACGACCATGCACTTGCTGGTGGAACGTATCCCAGCGGAGTGGTGGGATATGTACAGTGCACAGCAGATCGGCGAAACGATGGCGCTGCTCAAAGCTGCTTATGATGACGGCGTAGCCTTTGGGCGCGAGCACCCGGAAATGCAAGGTTGACATTTGCAACCCGGCGTGGTACATTGATGATGTCGAGTATGAGAGGCGCTCATACTCGGAGTGGCACGATCCTGCCGCCGTGGATTGAAATATGTTAAAAAGCAATTACAAAGCGGAAAAAGCACCGACGATTAGTCGGTGCTTTTCTCTTGCCCATCTGCAATTTTTGTATACGCTCTCCGCCTGATTTTTGCCAATCCGTCAACGCTGACGTGCAACATGTCCGCGACCTGTACGCAGCTTTTCCGCCGCACGTCGCACTCAATGATGCACGCCGCCTCGTCCTCAGGCAGCTCAAAAGATAAAATATATGCAATGGCTCTTTTGGGAGCCATCGAGGATAGCTGTGCTCGCATCGCTTTGTGCTGACTGTCCATGCCCGTGTAGGGCTTGCAGAGGCGCTTGCGCGTGGGCTTTCGCCGCCCGCTCCTTCCTGTGCCCGATTAGGACACGTTATTTTGTCGCTCTCTGGATCATCGTCACGACTTCCTGCCGCGTGATAAGTCGCTGCGGAGCGCTGCCGTCCGTGATACCCGCAGCCTTTGCCGCCGCCCAGTCTTTCGCCGCCCACGAAGAGACGGGCTTGGTGCCGAGCTGCGCAAGGTAAGCGTCCATCATCTTGTTAAACGTTGCCTGATCCATGTACTTCTCCATTTCCGGCGGATACTTGCCCGCCAAAATCATGCTCCCTGTGTGTTTGAGGTGGTTGTCCCACTGGAAATGCGGGCGGTCGGGGAACTTTTTCCAGTCGCCGCCCCACGAAAAGCCGACCTGCTTGCCGATCTGCCCGCAGCGGGCAAAGAACGACGGATCGTCGTACTCATGCCCCTTGACGTTTTTGCAGATGTCGAACGCCAGTCCCGCCTTGACGCTGTGGAACGTCGGGCGCGTCGCGGTCTTTGCCGCGTAGCCGTTCGCGGCAAGATAGCGCTGGTACTCGTCATCCCTGACTGTCTCCGTCACGAGCACCGGAAGCCCCGCCTCCTTGCAGAGATCGAGGAAGATGACGCAGTTTGCCCGCACGTCCGCCCGCAGGTCGGCAATGTCACGGCTGTGATACATTGTCGTCACCCTTGCTGTCGATCACGTCCTGCGTCTTTTGGCTCTGCGTGCCGAAATAGAACGCGATGATGACCGCGTAAATGGTCATAAAGTCCTGCGAGATGTTGCCCGTGACGGCCATGTATGCAAATACTCCCGTCAGCACCAGCGTCACGATGCTCTTGACGCTCATCAGGTTCGCCAGTCTCTTGTGAATCAGTTCCATATTATTCGTCCTTTCCCTTAATTTTAATTCCTGCCAGCATGCCGAGTTCCGCCGTCCACGCGGCGAACCACGCGACGGTCAGGCTGTCCGGCACTACCTTGTCATGCGCAGTCAATACGAGCACCGCAACGCAGTACCAGAAGAGGTTGAGCACTGCCGCGATGACGTACTTATCCCGCTTTCTCAGCTTCTTCATAAGGCTACCCCCGACAGCAGCCACGCGATAAACGCGCCTGCCAGTGCCGCGAGAGCCTTGTCGACCAGCCCGTCCCAGCGCTTCCCCGCCTTGCCCGTGATGGTCTTCACGTCCTCCTTGATTTCCTTGACGTCGCCCTCCACGGTCTCTTGTTTTGTGGCCAGCACCTCGACCGAGGTCACAAGCCGGTCAAGCGCCACCTGATGTTCTGTAAGCTCGTTGATGCGGTGCGTGTTGCTCTTGCACCTTGATTCAATCAGCGCGATTGCCGCGTCATCGTAGTGTTTTGCGTTATCCATATCCCGCTCCCTTTCTGCGGCGTATTACACCGCCTTGAAATAGTTCCCCACCAACTCGTGTGGCAGATACTGCAAGACGATCTTCCCGCCTGCGGCCTCTCCGATACGCTCGCACTTGTACGTCTTGCCGTCCTCGCTGTCGAGGTAATACTTGCCATACTCGTACTCCATGCCGCGGCTTGCGGGGATGGGGTCATCCTGCGTGCCCGCGTGGGTAACGTCGATCACGACCCAGAGCGCGGGCGTTGCGCTCGGCTTCCAGCCCTCCTGCGAGGTGTGCGCCTGACGGCACTTGTACACCCTGCCGCCGTAGCTTCTGCGGTCGCCCTCCGCGTAAGCAACAGGATACGCCCATGCCGTGATGAGCTCGGGCACAGTCGCCGCCTCGCCGTCGCTCAGGCTGACCGCCGCCTGCTCGATGATGGGCCGCAGTTCCACCGCACGAGCGTATGTGACCGGCGCGCCCGCAAGGGCGGTAACGGTCGCTTTGGCGTTCTCCGTCTCCGTAGGCTTGCCCATCTTGATAGATACGGTGCCATCGCGGTGGTCCACGATCTCGCCCGCGAGGCTGTACGCACTCATGTCCTCTTCGGTCACGACCTCTTCGGTCTGACCAGTTGGATTGCCGTCATTGTCGAGCTTGTCCTTCGTCTCGCGGAAGACGTTGCTCCACGGTGTGTTGTCAGGCAGCAGCGCCGCCGCCTGCGCATAGGGCATGGTGAGATGCACCGTCTGCGTCTCGCGCATATCCCAGTTGAGGTCTTTGTAGTTGTATATCAGCGTGGCGGGATACTCCTGCCCGTTCACTTTGATAAATTCTGCCATAGTAGGCCTCCTTTACACAATGGTGTTGGATTCATCCAAATAGTAAGTGGTGTTGATTTTTGGTGCTCCATTGAACGTGCCGCCCGTATTGCCAAACATATACACGAGCGCCCCGGAAGCTGTTGTCCCGGTTCCGTTTTTGGGTATGCGGTACGACTTGGTATATGTTCCAGACGCCGTGGTAGATAATTTGATTTTTGTACAAAGGTAGAACATGGAGTTGTAGCAGTTGATTTTCAGCGTGGTTGCAGGCAGCGACGGTACTGTCGTAAGGCTCGTACAAACTTTGAACATGGAGTTGTAGCAGTTGTTCGCCAGTGTGGTTGCAGGCAGCGACGGCGCTGTTGTGAGGCTCGTGCAGCCATAGAACATGTAATAGTAGCAGTTGCTCGCCAGCGTAGTTGCAGGCAGTGACGGCGCTGTTGTGAGGCTCGTGCAGCCTTGGAACATGGAGTTGTAGCAGTTGGTTTTCAGCGTAGTTGCAGGCAGCGACGGCGCTGTTGTGAGGCTCGTGCAGCCATAGAACATGGAGTTGTAGCAGTTGTTCGCCAGCGTGGTTGCGGGCAGTGACGGCGCTGCCGTAAGGCTCGTACAACCTTGGAACATGTTGGAGTAGCAGTAGCTCACCATTGCGGGGCGATTCCCGTTTTTTACGGTCGAATAGTCTAATAGGAGGTCGATATCCCCGTTGCAGGCGATATTTGTCCCAATAATGCTCCATTTTACGCTACTGGAAGTCGTTCCGGTTATTTTTGAATTTCCTGTCCCTCTGAGATAAATGTAATGATTTTTTTCAATTTCGCCGGAAGCAATAGCGCTGCCATCCCACATTTTCCATCCGCTTCCATTGGTATATTCTAATTTGCCGTCCCAGTTTTTTGGCGCGGAAATCGAAAATGGATTTGCAGATGAAAATTCTAATACTGTATCGAGGTCATCAGGCCAGCCTTTGACCCGCCGTTTCATCCTTGGATAGTTTACGATCATGTCCTCACCTCACGATGCAAAGCTGACCGGCTGAATCGACACATAAACCTCTATGGCTGCTGTCGGAATCTCGTCACACTGGAAGGTCAGCGAATCCGCCCCATGGCCGACGCACTGCACATAGCAGGAATTCCACGCGCTGTCATAGCTTTCGTCAACGGGGGAGCAGATCACCCTCTGCTTTGTGCCGTCAGCGAGAACGCCAGTCACGGTCACGCTCTGCTGCTTGGTGCTGGAATTCCAGCCCGTCACCGGCAGCGTCACCTTGCGCATGGTCGGCCCACCTTCTGGAATTTTCACGGTTTTCGCCGCGCTTCCGTCGTAGCTCGTCGTCGTATCGCCGATCTTGATGTTAAGTGCATTCGGGTTCTTGAGTGCCGTCGGAATCGTTGGGATATCGGACGCTCTCGCCAGCGTTCCAATCCAAGCGGCCCACTTTCTGCTAGCTCCGTTATACGCTACCACCGGATAATTCGGCGCGGCTATCGAACTTAACGAGCCGAGCGCGGCAAAGCCGAGCAGTATCATATCACGCATGTTCACCGCCGACACAAGCGGCAACACAAAAGGTACATCCGTCTCAGGAAATTTTGTAATCGCATACACGGCGTAGCCCGCCGCATAGGCCTCATACACTTCCGCAGCCGTTTTGTCGGCAGTTACGCTATTATTGTCTCCTTGCGTCACTGTCACATAAAATGTGCCTTTCACTTCGCCGGTTGCGCCGTTAACGCTTGTAACCGGCGCACTCTGCAAAGCGCTGTCTGCCTTGCCCAAACTCGTCTGCACATCCGACGCAAGGTCAGATTTGGCGACCGTGCTCTTAAAGGCCAAGCTCCCCAAATCGCCGAACCATTTTGCGATTTTGCCAAACAGCACGGAGAGCTTTTCCCCCGTCGCAATGTTCACCCGCGTGCTCGCCGCCGTGAACGCCGCCGTGACGTTGCTGCCGTCGCCGGTCTTGTCCAGCTTACCGGAAATGTCCTGGTGCTGTGTCAGATAGCCACTGTCGTTTTTAAGCTGCGAGGTTTTTGTCGGAATCAGCCCGCGAATGTAAGGATGCGCCGTCTTGCTCTCGTTGTGCGCCTTGATTTGTGCGGACACATCCGGCGTAGGGATTACCCCGATAGCGTCATCCACATACTTAAACACGTCCTGATGCTTGCCTTGCGGGTCGTAGACGCTTGCGAGCATATCGCCAGCGCCTTGACCGTTCGCCCCGTTATAGACCGCAAAGTCAAACGTCGTGCCGTCCGTCAGGGTGATGGTATAGACGTCGCTCGTGCCGGGGGCGTGCGTACCGCTCTTGAGCGCGATGCCGGAAATGCCGTTGCCGGTTGCACCCTGCGGCCCTTGTGCGCCAGTGCCGCCGCGCGGCAAGCCAAAGACCAGCTTGTAAACATTGTCCACGAGGGATTTGCTCACCGTCGCAGGCTTGCCCGTCTCAAGCGTCACCGCCTCGACGATCATGTTGACGATGGCGTCGCGCGCCGCCTGCGCGTCGGTCTTTGCGGTCTCCGCCGCAGACTTGGCAGATGCCGCGTCTTCGGCGCTCTGAGCGGCCTGTGTGGCTTTCTGCCCCGCAGCGGTCGAACTACCCGCCGCAGCGTCTTTTGCGCTCTCTGCGGCTTTCTGTGCCGATTCCGCCGCCGTCTTAGCGGTCTGTGCGCCGGTCTGCGCACTCTCCGCCACTTTCTGCGCATTGGCGGCGGCGGTCTGTGCATCCTTTGCCGCCGTCTCCGACTTTGCCGCATTGGTTGCCGCCGTCTGCGCGGCCTGCACCTTCTCGTCAACGCCGGTCGCAGATGCAGCAGCAGCAGCCGCAGAAGATGCCGCCGCTTTTGCGGAAGTGTCAGCCGCCGCAACCTTGTCGTCGATGCCCTGTGCAGCGCCCGCGGCCTTTTCAGCCGATGCAGCCGCCGCATCAGCCGATGCCTTGGCGCTGTCAGCGTATTCCTTTACGCCCTGCACCTCTGCCGCGACGGAATCCTTGGCATACTGCACGACCTGACTGCCTTTCAGCTTTTTCGCCTCGCCGCTCTGCTCAAGCACAAACAGGTCTTCGTTGGTAATCTGTAACGCTTGCGTGAGGTCAGAAATTGCTTTATCAACAATTGCTTTATCAGCCATCAGTTACCTCGCTTTCATTCTTGAGCTTCGGTTTGCACTCTTTAGTGGGTGGCTCTGCGGGGACGTGCGCCGCCTGTTGGTCAAGTCGCTCGAGGATCGCATATGCCTGCCGCAGCTCTCCCTTGACCTTTGCCATCTTCTCCGCGTCGTTCGCGGAGATCATCACCAAGGACAGCGTATTAAATGCGCTGTCAAGGATCTGCATTGCCTGCTTTTTCATAGTGCCTCCTTATCCCGACTCCCACCAAGAGTCGGTGTAGATTTCTGCGTTGTAAGGTCTCCACGTGTCCGTGTAGATGTATGGCGTATACGCTCGCCACATATCCGTGTAGATGTACACAGCGCCGCCCGTAGTGCCGCCGCCCTCTGTGGTAAACGATCCGCTGTCGGAATAGCTGGTCTCCACCCATTGATTGAGGTTGGTGTCCCAATAGCAGAGCACTGCCTCCCAATCGTAGGTTTTGCCGGGAGTAAGTCCGTCGAACGAATCCGTAAACGTGTTGTTCGCGCCGGAATCCTCGTTCGAAGTCAAGTAATACCCGTACCCCAGAATGCCGGTCACGTAGATTGCACGTGCTCGGTCGTGGTAGCTGTCTCCGTAAAACGTGCCGTTGAGAACGGCTGTCGTCGACCCCGTCGCCGTAACGCTGACGCTAAAACTTGCCATGCGTCACCTCACTGACGGAGGAAAAACAGTTTCCCCCAGTTACCGGCCGGTAAGATATTTCCGTACATCTGGCTACCGATATACAGCTCGCCGCCGCCGAGCGACACAATGTTGTTGGACAGCGTGATAAATCCACCGTAGGCGCCGCTGGCTTTTAGGTATACATTGGTCGCCGATTCCAGCTTGATACCGCCATAGAGGGTTTTGATGCCGACACCGTAGTCAACGTTCGTCTCCACAAGCGAAATTTCGCCCACTTTGGTATTGCTGTTTGCCAGGAGTTCCACCGTCTGGCCTCGTAACTTTTGCGCTGTGATAGAGGTCCCGTCGATGTACGTTGCGATCGCACTATTGACCTCGTTTGCGTTCAGGCCCGCGTTGTTGTCGACGTAGGTCTTCGTAGCATAATTCGAGCCGTCCTTGAGATCGCCGACGCGGATGCTGCCGGTCTGGATTTGGTCGGCTGTCAGCGTACCCTTGATATTCGCCGCATCGACGTACAGATTATCCGTCTTGATGCTGCTGCCGTTGATCTTGGTCGTGCCGCTCGCGTCCGTCACCGTCAGGCCGTCCAGCGTGGTTTTGACCTCAGTGTACTTGCCGTCGATGCCCTCGACCTTGAGCATGATCTCCTCGCTGGTCTTGGTGATCGTTGTTCGTGTCTCGGCAATCTTACGGTTGAATTCCTGTGTGATGTACCCCTCAGCCGGATATTCGTCTTCCATCTCCGCTTCTCCGGGGGAAGAAATGCCCGCATATCCGCGGCCATCATCAGAGAGTTTAGACAGCGGCGAATAAATGCCACCAACCGTCACGCCGTCGCCCAGCTCTGCCGCTGGATCGATGTTTGCTGCGCCTGCTTCGTACGCCTGATACTGGTAGCCTTTCATGGTTTGCAGTAAAGCGTTTACCATTGGCTGCGTAGCGTGTGGGCAACTTGCAATGACTTCCATGCCGGTATCATCGCCCGCCGTCAGGCTATTTTCGTCGTCCACAAGCAACGTCACACGGGAAATAGGCTTATACTTGCCATTGTCGGCAAAGCTTGTAATGTCGCCACCGACGTAATATTTATCAGACAAGAATCCTCACCCCTCCAAATGTGATAGCGTTGCCCGCTTCTGTAATGAGATAGTTTGTCTCGGTAGGCATAGACAACAACGGAATAAGCAATAGTTTCCCTGCATCGGTAATAATCCAGTTCCCACCGTGCGCCGCAGCGATAAAGCATAGCTCGTTGCGGATGGTGTAATCATTTGCGGGATAGTCGATGGTATACGAGCTGTTGAGCACTGTGCGGCTGTCCAGTTCCACGCCCATCAACTGGCAAAAGATGTTTACAGCGTCAGGCATAGTCATCGGAAAGTTAAGCGACTGGTCTGGCTCCCACACAACGTCAGCCTTTCTCATAGCGTCGTATGCTTCAAGTTCCCAATAATCCCCATCGCAGGACCGGCGGTTGGTAAAAAACACGCCTTTTGGGATCCAGTCTGTCGCCTGACTTCCATTAACAAGCCTGAGATAACGCTTGATCGTCGCGGCTCGCGGTATGTTGTCCGCATACAGTGCCAGTTTTAATGTTGCGCAGCAGGCGTTTCCGATGCCGAATTCTTCAAACAACTGAGATTCGGCAGAGTGCGACACTTCCGCATCTTTGCCGTATTCCGTGCCCGCAACGTCGAATTTGTACTCTCGTTCTGTGCCGGGCTTGTGGAGCAGCTCGCGCCACAGCGCACTTGTTGTCTGCCCCATATCACACCTCGATCAAATTAAACGTCGCGCCGCCCCACACCTCATTGTCATCCGCCGCTTCCTCAAGCGTGCATTCCATCGACGAGCAGTAAAACGTGCTGGTTCTTACGCCATGCAAGTCGAGATATTGGACGGTGCAGGTGGTTTTATTCAGATCGTCATCGAGTTTTGCCAGCACGTCACGCTTGACGGAGCGCGTTGTATAGCTCAGCTTCCGTTTTGTGGTGATCTTGTCGCGCCGCATTTTGCCGTCTTTGGTACGGGTGGTCTTGTCGCTGTCAAGGTCGTTTCTGCTCCACCCGTACCCTTTTGTTGCGATTGCGGACGAATAATCCGTGCCGTTGATAATAAGGACTTCCACGTTATCCCTCCTTAGTACAGCAGCACGGGCTTACCCGCCGCGCGTGTCATGTTGTTGATGTTCTTCACGGTGCTGCGTGCGATTTCCTTACCGTCGAGCTGGATAACAACAGTGGTTGCACCGCCACCCGATTCCGCCATAGCCTGCTTAAATGCTTCGACCATCGTTGCAAGCGGCGTTTCAATGTTCGTTCCGCTCTTCTGGTCGCCCAGTACAGCAAGAAATTCTTTGTTCGGGGGGATAACCGCACCGGCCGCAAGCGGGATCGCCGCAGTGTTAATGGATGGCATAGCAGCGCGGAATCCGCCGCTCCTTGTAGAGCCAAACCCACCGCCGCGGGAAGAATTGGATGCTGCAATTGAATTCTGCGCCTCAATAAATTTCCCTTTAAACCAACTGACAGCGTTTGCGACCCATGATTTAACGGTTTCCCATGCAGACTTAATGCCAGTTAGAAATCCGTTTATGATCGTTTTGCCGACCTCTTTCCAGTGTGAAAGTGAAAGCTTATTTGCGACGGTAGAATTCCACCAGCTTGTAATATCTCCCCAGACTTCTTTAATTTTGCTCAAAATTGCATCCCAATTAAGAGCCGCAGCGGATACGAGAGAAGCTCCACCGGCAATCATCAGCCCAAAGGCCAACGGCCATGCGGCAGGGCAGAAAATTGCAAGAATAATACCGAGTGCAAGCAAACTTTTAGCTGCAAACAAAAGGATATCCGTTAACTTCTGTTTTACGTTGCTATTCATTTCATTCCAGTTGAGGGCAACTGCCGTCGCAAGAGACGCCGCACCGATGATGATGAGTGCAATGCCAAGCGGGATATTCGCGCCAGAGAAGCACAACGCAACACCGATTGCAAGCGCAAATGCACCAATCAAGACGAGCATGTTGGTAAGTGTTTCTTTTGTCTTGTCGTACATTGCATTCCAATTGATAGCAACCGCTGTCGCAATCATTGCCGCCCCCACCGCCATAAGCCCGATACCGAGCGGGATGTTTGCGCCGGAGAAGCAAAGAATTGCACCAATCACAAGTGCCGCAGTCCCTAAAATAAGCAAAACATTTGTTATTGCGGCTCTCAACTGGTCGCTCATCGAATTCCAGTTAAGGGCGATTAAGGAAACAAGACTAATTGCTCCTGCCGCCATAAGCGCAATACCGAGAGGAATGTTTGCACCAGAGAAGCAAAGAATTGCACCGAGAGCAAGCAATGCGCCGCTTAAATACGCTGTAATTTCATCAATTTTTGCTTTGTATGCGTCGCTCGTAAACTGATCAAACACGGGGGATAAACGGTCTGCGAGAGCGGATGCCGCGCCGCCTCCGCCGCCCTTATCGTTTGATAATTGATTGATCTCGTCAAAGCTTGCCAGCGAACTAACGGTGCTCTTCGCCGCAGAGCCGACACCTTCAATTGCATTGGCTTCCTCGTACATACTCTTTGCAGCCGCCGCCGATTTTTTTGTAGTTGTCCCGAAAATCATTGAAACAACATTTGCAATCGCGCTCACAACGTTTGTGAGGATTCTTACCAATGCCGTAAATGCCGGAATAATTACATTGAGCAAAGGCTGCACGAGAGTTAACAATGCGCCCTTTAATTGACCTATCGCCGCCGCTGCATCATCGTTAGCCTGAATGGTTTTCCAGAGATAATTTCTGAGGACAGATAGCGCTTTTGCAATCATCGTAAACACGAATGCGCGAAGGGCAAGTTTCTTAACTCTATTTGCGAATTTATCCATATATGCTTCTGCGCGTTTGGTTGCTACGGACATTGCGTTAGTATTAGTCCCAGCCGCAGAGATTTGCGCCGAAAGCTCACCGGCTTTTTCTTTCGCACGATCAAGACTCGCGTTGTTCGCATTTATGTACGAATCCGCCTTTTCGATTTTTGCATTTACGGAATTCCACTCTTTTTGAAGCCCATTTACATATTGTGATTGTTCTTTAACTGCGCCTGACGTATAAAACGAATCTCCGCGCTGCATCTGGTCAAGCTTTGCTTTTGCGGCATCGAGTTCTGCGCCAAGCTGCTTTGACTGTTCAAGCAACGGCATTCTTTCTTGCTGTTTTTTATAGATTTTATCGTTGAGCGAATCGATCTTATTTACAAGTTTGTTAAGTTCTTTCTGCGCTTGTTTATCGTCCGCGTCTACAGCAATAACAATGGAACCATCTGCGTTGGCCACATGACCACCTCCTATTATTGTTGACTAAATTCGTTTATCGATATATAGTAGCGGGGAAGGGAGGGATTTCAGTGAAAACACTGAAAAAAATACTTTTTTTCTTTTTGGGATGGTTTTGCAGCACAATTGTTCTTCTTCTGTCGGAAGATATTTTCCCAAAAGGGCCAGACGGGAAGGTTGGGACGTTCGGGGCTTTGGTCATCGTCTTTTTGCCTGTCATCATTGGGGTTCTTTTTGTTATTCGCGTTTATCCGAATATAGAAAAATCAAAATCTCAACAAGCGCCATCCGCCAATCGAATTACTAAACTAAAATTGCAGTTAGTTTCAGGGCTTGATCTGCCAAGCGGTTCTATTTGTTCCGCGTCACTTTCTAATGATTTAATTGAATTCTCTGCAAGCGGACAAACGTTTTCGCTTCCAACAGATAAGCTTATCGACGTATCGGTGATGACCCCGCAAGAAATCCAAACGCAATATGTTTCCAGCGTTGGCGGAGCAGTTGCCGGAGCTATTTTTTTAGGGCCTCTGGGCGCAGCTCTCGGCGGGTCTGCTAAGAAAAAGACAATGAAAAACAAGAAACGATTTTTGGTAATCACTTACTTTTCCAGCGAAACAAAATACATCGTCTTTGACGTAACGGTTCGCCCGCAAGATGGTAAAACGGTTGAATCCCGATATAAGTCTTTGAAAAAGGCCGATAAAATCATGGTTGATCTGTAAGAATGCCAGCCCTCTATGGGCTGGTCTCTTTTTTCCCTAACCACATATCAATTGTTCTATTTTCTTCGACCGTTCGATGCTCTGGGAGGTCAATGATATCTCGATTCCTCCGGTAAAACTCTCTGTCGGATTTGTCGAGTGCTTTTCCTCTTGCTTGCAAATCCCTAATTCGGATCACCTGGGAGAATAAACAGTCCCCAATTTCCATATATGCGCTAAGAAATGTCCACCAATGGACGCCGCCGGTGTTGGCTTCTGGGTCGTATTCCATTGCTCGAATTTCATAACCAAGAATTCGGTTTACTGGCGATACGACAAGAGAAAAATCTTTTCCCCAATCAACAAGTTTGGGCTTCTTCTTGCCGTTGTCGGCATTCTGCCCGCCATTAGCAAACCAATAGAATTTCTCTATCGCTTCGTCATAATCAGGCAATGCGTCAAAATCCATGTAAAAACGATTGAGGACAACATAAGCGCGTTCTTCATCATCTAAGGCGTCATCATTCAGCGCATCAAAGATATCCAACATTACGCGATAATCGTAGCGGATATCAAACCATTCGCCTTTGATTTCAACCTTTTTGGGAAGCCCGTACTCCATGCTGCAATACCGCCTTTAATGGGTTTTATTTCGATCCAGATACTTTTTAATGCGCGGGTTGGTGAATTTCTGTTCTCTGGAAAACGACGTGTCGATCTCGTCCATAATGGCAAGCATAAGATTGCACCAAACAGGCACACCTTCCGCCATTGCGTATACATTCATGCCGCCAAACAAAGCGTCTGCGACGGGGGCATCAAACACGCTATCGATAATTTTGCGCATTTCCGCATCGCGCTCACGAGCAAAAGCAAAAATCTGCTTTTTATCCCCCATCTTCTCGATCTGGGCCTTATATCCTTCCTGCTTTTTGTCCAGCTCTTCAAACGCGAGATAAAGCCGCTCGACAAAGTTGCTATCGGTCGGGTTAAACGACACATCGCACTTCCCGTTGATGGTATATGTTACAAGGCCGTCTCCAAAATTCAGTTCCATACTTACCTCCGAAATGAGGGCTGACAAACGCCAGCCCTCTTTGATTTAGTCCTCTGTAAACGTAACAGTGCCGCCGGAAATGGCCGCAGTTCCCGTCTTGCGCGTGCCGCCAAGCGTCACGTCGATAGGCATACCGATAAAGCCGCCACCCTCGCCGCCGAGGGAAGAGGGCTTAACCATGCAGGACGAATAGCGCTCCGCAAATACTGCCGTATTCGCCGTGCCTGCATAAGCGTGGACAATCAGCACGTCCTGATTCGCCAGCGCCGCCGCGTTCTGCTCCTTGACCGCGAGATTCCAAATCTTGACGATGGCAGGATCCCCAGCGTCCAGATCGGACGGGTCAAAGGTCTGCGTGATGATGGGTTTCTTCATGGTCGTGCGCGTCGTGCCAAGAATATCCTTCGAGGAATCCTCCTGCCAGTCGTATTCCATGCTGGAATCCGTGACGCGCGTACCGAAGGGAGACCATGTGGGAGTTCCGGTTTCGCCCGTGTTAAGACACGCGATCAGAAGTTCACGGTCTACGGTCTGCCCCGCCGGAGTGTTAAATGTCGTATCAGCCATTTTTAATCACCTCGTAGTTCATTTTCATAAGGATTTGGTGATCCTCGTCGCCATTCTCATAAACGGCAAAAAGAGAGGATCGCGTTGTAGGCTCAATGCGAATAACGCGGCGGCCGTCGCCAATGTCAGGCGGCGTTTCGCTTGCCGCCCAATCGCCCAAGGCGTTAAGCAACTCGTCAGCTTTGAGCCGTTTGTCGTTGCTATTTCCCGGCTTCATGCGGTAGATAACCTTAAATTGGTATTCCGCCTGATATCCTCCGAGGATGTATTTCTGTACGATGTACGCCGCCTGAATTGTAGACAGCGCCATCGCCGGAGTATCGGCGGGAAGAAATTCGAACCGAATCAAATCAACCGGCTTATCGGGGAACGTGTTTAACCACGCAAGCAGCTTGCGGGAGACCTGATCTTCCTCCGCCGCCGAAACCGTCTTTTTAACCTGTTCCAAATTTCTTCACCGCCTTATCTGCTACGCGCACCCACTTATCAAGGTTTTGCGCCTTAGATGCTTCAAACCAATGTGCTTGTGCTTGCGGATGCATCGCCTTGTTGAATACTAAGTTTCGGTCTGTGACCACTTTCGTTCCGCCCTTCGGCGCGTATGTGCTGCCGGTGTTTGGGTCAACCATTACTTTTCCGTAATACAGAAAACGGGCATACGGACCGGGATAAACGATGACACTTCCGCCGGATGGTCCATAATCGCCAGCGGTATATCCCTCAATTCGCGTCCTGTTTGCCAAACTACCGGTTAACGCGGGAACAAACGGGTCTGTATCTGCCCGTATTTGTTGAGCAAGAATGTGTTCAGCCTTGCTGCAACCTTGCGCCAGCTTTTCCCTGAGCGCGTCCATGCCCTCGGTATGCACCGTGAATTTCAGCGCCATATCAGGCCCCTCCGCACTCGAAATGCTGCATATCGGTGCTACCGTAGTCCATTGCATCAACCTTCGTCACGTTGTAGCAATCGTCATGGCTCAGAACGACGGTCATGTTGTCCGACACGAATTCGCCCTTTACAAAGCACGTCATGCCACCGTTGCCCTTGTATGAGAGCGTCCATAGGTTAGACTTGTCCGCCGCTTTGAAAAACGATTGCGGGCCGATGTAGTTTTTCGGTTTACCTGTTACCCCGTCCACTGCTTCCACGGCGAACGGGATATACAGATTCACAGCGTCCGCGCCCTCAAGCCCGCTTTCGCGCACGTTCACGCCCTTCGACGCTTGAAGCATCACGCCGCGCAAGATGGTGATATATATCTTTTCAACCTCGTCAAGCGTTGCTGGGTCGATCTCCTGCACGATGTTGTAAATCGTTACAGTGTGGGGGAACATGGACATGGCCCATACCCCCTCGCTTTTAGAAGTCCATACGGTGCAAGATACATCACGACCGCTTCGCGCTTTCTACTCTCGATAAGCTGCACATCCGTCGCAGACACATTTTTACTGTCAAAGCTGCGCGTCCACGCGCCTACCGTTTCGCTCGATACGGCGCGCTCAGTGTCCGTCGAGACCGCATTGAGTTTGTTGCTGTCTTGAATGATCTCAGCCAAAGCACACACAGCGTTTTTGACCGCATCCGCCGCATCGCCAAACGCATTCTTGGCTCGGCCCATCGTAACGTAATCTACATAAGCGGATGCTTTTACTGCAAGAGCCGGAAAGATATCTTCGGTCAGAGACCCCCCCATGTAAACCGTTGCATAATAAATATAATCAGCGTACGCCATGCGCAGCCTCCTTTTCTGGGCCCTCCCCCCACCGTCACGGCAAACCGTTCAGGCAGGGGAGGAGGTAACAGTTTACTTGCTCGTGTCAGACGCGATAAACAGGCCGTTCGGGTTGGGAACAACCGGGATGAACAGGCCGCTTGCCTTCGTCCAAACCGCAACGGGGTCAGGCGTAGCCCACTGGGTAACGGTAATGTACTGGTTGGCGCTCTTTTCGTTGTACTGGCCGTAATCAGCCTCTTCGGGAGTGACGCCCCACAGGCCTGCGCCAAACGAAGTGGCGGTGCCGTTGGAGAGGAATGCGATCTTGTCATCGGGGAAGAAGCGCTTGGTGGTCTCTTTACCGCTCGAAGTCTGCGTCTTATAGCGCAGATCGTTCGTGGTAATAGTGCCAAAGCCGAACATGGACATAAACAGCGCACTGATGCGGTCGGTCGGAACATACGTACCGACGCCAACGCTGCCGTAGATCATCGTCTGGATGCCCTTGTTGGACGACAGCTTGCGCAGGATCTTGTTGGAAAGCACAACCTCGGTAAGAGTGTTGCCGCTGTCCGCTGCATCATCGACGATCGCGCGAAGCTGACCGATGATATCCGCATCAGTGCTCAGATCGAGCTTGTAGCCGATATTGCTGGCGGGAACGCCGTAGTTGACCGTCATGTTAAGGTTGTTTTCCTTAATGGTCATCTTGCCGGTGGCGAGGACTTCCATCTTAGCGACCTCGGTGCGAACCTTGACCGCATCGGCCATCAGACGCATATCGTCAAAGACATAGCGCACAACGGCGTCATCGGCGTACACGCCGTTTTCGGTCAGCAGGCGGACGCGCTCGGTCTGGTTGATCTTGCGCTTGATGAGCAGCTTTTCAACTTCGGTCTTGTCGAACACAGGGCGAGAGCCAATCTCAGCCTCAGTATCGAAAGCGTGGACAGTTGCCATCACAGGGATGGTCGCGCCCGCAGCAAGGCGGAGATACTCAGCCTTGATGTTCTCGGTCTTCTGGTCGGGGAAAATGCGGTCGCCGATGTAGGCAGGACGCGCAACAGAAAGGTTCTGCGAAAATTCCAGACGCTCAGCGTCAGAAATAAGATTCAGAATATCAGCCATAGATTTTTACCTCCTTACTTAGCCGTTTGCAGTCCAGACGGGATACAGGGTCACGTCACCGGTCATTTCGACCTCAGAGACCGCCGCGCCGCCCTTGCTGGTGCTCCAACCGGTCTGGGTGTTGTTGCTCTTGGTCAGCGGATAGCTGGTGGACACCTTTGCAACAGAGCCATCAAAATAGCTGTTGGAATCCACAGGGACATCGCCGGTGCCGTCGTTCTTGTCGTAAGTTACGGTATAACCGCGAGTAACGGCGGGAGCGTCAACAAAGATAATGCCCTTCCCGGTAAGCGCGGTCTTTGCTGCCGAAGCAATATTCAGGCCATCAGCAAGAACGCGCCCAGCCACGAGGACAGAACCGGGCATATTGCCATTGGTCACGTCGACCGCTTCAAAAATGATGCCCTCTGCCTTACCGTCATTGGACGGAAAAACAGTGCCGGGGGCAACCGTCTTATAGATGCCATCCTGCACGCCAAGCGTCGCAGGGATCTCATGGGTCTTCAGCACAAGGCCGACTTCGCTTTCAAGGAAGTTCGGACGCGCTGCGCCGGAAATGTTAGTCACAAAAGACATACGTTAAATTCACTCCTTCGTTGTAGTCTGCGCATACTGCGCATTAAACTGTTTTGCAAACATTGCGCCTTTGCCTTCGCTTGCAGGCGCGCCGCCGGTACCGACGGGCTTTGCAAAGCTCGGCGTGGGCTTGCTGGCCCGAAACGCGGACGGATCAGCTTCAGTCTGCGCCTTATGCCATTCATCAAAGCCATCAAGCACACCGTCTTTAAGCTCGAGGTGCTTTTCTTTGAGGTCGGCAAAATAGGCCTTTTCCGCAGCTTTTGAGGAAAACTTGATGCCCTTATCTGCAACAGCTTTTTTCATTGCATCGGCATAATCCCGGTCGGAAATCTGCGCTTTATAGTCGACAGTATCCTTGTCGTACTTTTCCTGCAATTCTGAAAGCTGCTTCTTGAGGGTCTCCACCGTTTCGCCGGTTCCTTTTTCCTCGTACTTCTTGTTTTTTTCTACTTCCGCGTCCAGTTTGGCTTGGACAGTTGAAAGCGCCTTTGTGATTCGCCTGTCAAACTCCGCCTTATAGATGGGGTCAGCCAGTATTTCATCAAAAGTCATGATTTCGTCTGCCATTTTTATTCTCCTTTTATTTCCACAGCGTCATTCCCCGCTGCGTATTACAAAAAAGAGCCAAACAACACGCTTTCGCGTAATGTTTGGCTCAAATTGCCACTTCTTTTGCCTCGATTGGCAAACGGATATATTTAATTACAGTCGCTTTCTGTTTTTAATGCTTCCCTTTTTTGCCGCGTCGTATTGTTCTTCTGTCCATCCGTACGCCTTACAAAACAAGGGCTTCCCCTTTTCCATCGCAGCATTGTAGTCTTTAACAGAATAGGACTTTGCGCTAACAAGTTTAATGGACGCGGGATCAAGCAGCGGCTCTCCATCGCTACCCACTCCGGAAACCTTACCGGTTACTCGATATTGATACTTGAACGGGTACTTAGGGCTTTCCCAAACGGATACACCATCTTCTTTTTCCCCCGTCATGTGGTTGGTGGACACGCGCATAGTCCCATTCTTGAGATATTCAATCTCTTTAGGGTTATCGGTTCCTCGGTAAAACTGCCCGTCCTTTTGATAGCCAGCAAGTCTAAGTGTCTCCGCTTCAATAATGCCGCTTATCTTGTAATATGTATCATTATTAAAATCGTGGTCTCTTAAGACAATTCGGCCATCAGATAAAATTGCGTTTACATTTTCGTCGCCGACATATTTCCCATTTAGAAATCCAGATACTTTAGGCGCTTTGTACACTTCAAATTCTCCACTTTCATTTTTTGGGATTTGAAGCGTTTCACCGGTTTTTTCGCCAGTAAGTTTGTACTGGTCATCTTTTAATGCCTCGTAGCTTGTTCCGGTCGCCTTCCCCCAAACTCTGCGTTCGACCCCGTATTCGGCACTTGCTTCGGTATCGACGGTCTGCTTTTTGGAGGCCGCCGTTGATTTCTTTTTGAGATCTCCAAATTTCCCGCTCTCGCGCATTGCATCCGTCAGACTTTGTCCGTCTTTAATAAACACGCGACGACCGCCAATCGTGCGCCAAACTCCACCTTCGTCTGCCATACCAAGCCAACGCTCCTTGTCGAAAAATAAAAAAGAGCCAACCGACTACAAACATAGTCAGTTGGCTCTTCGTGCCACTTCCACGTGCTCGATTGCACTATGGGTGCTTATTTATTTGCGATTATTTTACCACATCACCGTGCGAAAGGGAAGAAGAATATTACTTTTTTAGCTCTTTTGCTTCGATAATTTGCGCTTTTATGCTTCCGTCTTTCATTTGCTTTAGCTGCACGCGCGCCCCAGATTCAAGCGCCCGTTCAATGGCAAATTTGAGTTTTTCATCGATCATATAGCACTTTCGTCCTTTCCCATTGCAGCGGCAATTTGGCCGCTTCGCTGAAAGCATTATATTTAGAGTTTAGCCGCGTCAGCTTTATTTTTGCGGCGCGATACTCGTCCGTCTGCTCACTTGCTTTATACGCCGTTACAAACCTCTTCTGCTTGATGATTTGGCGCTCTACACGCCGCTGCATCTGCGTTGCCTCGTATGCGGTATAAGTCTTCCCATCAAAGGTACAGCCAAGCCCATCGTCGATATGTTCAAGCTGCTCATCTGTATATGTGCGTTCGCTTACGCCCTCAACCCAAACGTTACGGCGGTGGCGGCAGTTAGCCCCCTCAAGTCCATCAACGGCCCCAAGCCCGCACACATCGTAAATGCTGGGGTAAATGTCATTGCTACGAGTGGAATATACGAGGCCTTGCCATGCTTTGTGAGATGACCACGGTGATTTGCCCGGAATATCGCGTGCGCCCGCATGGGCAGAAACCTCAAAATATGGCGTCTCAAGATATTCTGCCGATTGCTCCGTATATTTAGCGCAAATTTGATTTACGCCAGTCATCACTGCTCTGCGCGCCGCCACATCAATTTGATCTCGATGCCCGCTCTCATAGTCAACTACCTTCAATCCGCTGTCTGCAAGCTGCTTTACTGCCGTTTTGATAGCCTGATTGTAGCTGATCGCGCCGCTCTGAATCTGCATTTCTGCATTATCCAAAGCCCACTGATAAGCACGAGCAGGCTTTAACATCGTGTTGCCTACAAGGAAACCCATAGAAGCCGTTAAATTGCGGAATGTATCATGGGCCTGCCGCTTAATTGCATCCACTGTAGCCGCGTCTACAAGCGTTTTTGGCTGCGTTACATGTGCAAGGTCGATGACTTCGGTGTAATACTTCTGATTGCGCTCTACAACGTCATTAAGCAAACTATTTAGCTTTTGTTTGCTAATCCCTGCTGTTTTGCTAATCGCTTCTTCAATGCTTTTAAGGTCAATGCCGTGCATTCTCAGCGCTTGAATATCCTGCACCGTAACTTCATTGAGCTGATCTGCGAAGCCCAATCGGCTGCATATCTCGTCAAGCAGCGTGATTTCAAGCGCCCGGAACAGTTCTGCAAGTTCTTCCGGCAGCGCGTCAAGGACTTCCGGATGAAACGGATATTTCATTTGCTTCCCTCCGTTTCACAATATCGTCGTAATGTGGCTTTACCCGTATCACGTTCCAGTCGCATTCTTCCGGCACTCTGCCGTAAAAGATCACCCATTCCGGCGACAGCCGTTTCATCATTTCTTCGTATCCGCGCAGAAACAGGCGTTTGCTTTCCTTGTTTTGCTGTGTGCCTACCGAGGAAACCGCCACAACGCCGCCCTCCGGCTCGCCGTCAAAGCACCAATCATAGCTGCTTTCGTCGCTCCATGAGATAGTCGGATACACCGTGACCCCGTGTAGCTGCCAATATGCCGCCAGCCAGTGCTTGCGATAATGGTTATAGATCTGCATTGCAAGCGGCATATCTGTGTATGTGGAAAAATCCGGCGCGCATACCGCCGCAAACTGCGACAGTTTCGGAATGTACTTGACCGGCGTGTTCCAGTGCCTTACAAATTGATAATCGTCAATAAAGAAATGCACGATTTTATCTTCTGGGTTCTTTGCCGAAAGAAGATAGTTCCCCGGAACAAATTCCCCTTGTGGATACGCTTTGACCGGTTCGATCTGCGGAATATCGTACTTGCCCACGCCGGGGAATGTGAACTTGTCGAGATTTTCAAAGTTAATCATACCGGACGCCATGTACCGCTGCGCTTGTTAGCTCTGCGGTATTTCTTGCCGTTTACCGTAACTTCCAACGCGCCGGACTTTTGCGCTGTTACAAAGGCATTGGAAAACGCCTTGTTTTCTGCTGCTTTGCGGTTTTTACTGGACTGGTCACGCAATTTCCGCATGTAGCTATCCATTTCACCGCGCGCTCTTGCCGCTCTGTCTGCTGCGCTTCCTGTTTTCTGCGCCGTTGTCAGGCGCGCAGGCCCGCTTGCATAAGGATTGACTGCTCCTGCCGCCGTTTTGAGCGCCGTTGTTGCGAGAGTTGCCATCTGCCTTACTGCGTTCTTCTTTTCAGCGTCCGACAGCTCAAGCCCATTGATTTCAGCAGCGTTGCGCTCAAATGTGCGTCTGATAATATCGCCCATATCAGTGACAGACGCGGCGTTTGCTCGGTTAATATCCTGCTGTGACAAAAACCGAGCAAGGCTCATACCGCGCCCACGCCCAGATTCTCCGGCTCCAATGCCGCCACCAGCTCCACCTCTGCCGCCCATTACTCTACCTCCTGTTGCTGTTCAGTTACCATGTCCTGCGCCGTTGGTAGCGCAGCTTTCGCAGTATCTTCATCTTCGTTAAAGTATTTCGCTCGAAGTTCCCACGGGTTCATCACTCCGGCGCTTGTGAGTTGCAAATCTCGGGAAAATTCCTTGTCTTTGGTCTCCTGATCGTCAAGGATGCTGTCACCCCAATCGTAAGTGGCCTCATAATCTCCAGCAGGTGCCAACCCGTACAACGAAGCATACACGTCCATTGCGTAAATCAGGGAATCGAATGTATGTGCAAGCGCCGCCTGGATACTGCTAACCAGCACATACTTACGCTGCTTGCTGCTTCGAATCTCAGTCGCGGTTTTTTCAATCGTTTGCGGGTCGGAAATATCTCCATAAGAAAGGCCAATATTAAATTCAACACGCCGAAGAGTATTCTGAAACCCGCGATAAATCGCATCATCCCTAATCTGCGGCTCGATGTGCTGGAAAAAATCTCCATTCGGAGAGAACGGGCCGATTTCAAACAGGCGCTTGTTGAACATATCCGCCGTGCTGGATGTTCCGTCCATCAACACCTTACGCTCGCTCGACTTATATTCCCAGCGCAGACGCTCCCACTGCTCATCCGCTTGCTTGATAAGCTCGACCGTCGCCGCATCGCCATAAATGGACATACCGCACATGCTGTTACTATCTGCAGTGTTGGCAATAGGCGGCTTAAAATAAGCAAACAATGGTCCGTCTACATTCTCGATGGCCACTTCCGGTTCAATATCCGCCCACTCCGGAATAGTTGTGAGTTGCGCGTCAGCGCCAACGGATCCAGCGGAATCACTGTAATATGCCTTGTTTTTGATGGTATAGGTCGTACCGTTTAACTCGTGTGATTCGAGCCTTACATAGTACGTTCCGTTTACTTTAACCGGCTTATCCTTAAAAACGCCGCCAATGCAGCGACCGGACGGGTCAAACTTTGTCGGCTGAAAGCCCGCAGCGCCGGTAACATCCACAAGCATATTGTCACCGTAAATATACGGCTTCAACGCCACACCACCAAGCGCAAGGCCGAGTTCTAATGCCCGATTAAAGTTTTCTTTTGCTGTCTGAAAATTTTCGTTCAGGTAATCTGCGCGCTTGCTGCCGGTGATGTTTGCTGTAAATTCAACCAGCGTCGGCCTTGCCACTTCTCGGCAAATCGCAGCGGGCAGGCCTACCGCTTTCACATCACAGTTTTGCCACGGTGGGGTATTGACCATCATCGCATACCACAAACCGATATGCTGTTCCATCGTAAGGCTTACGGCGGGAGATGCGCCAAATTCTCGCTCGGCGACCGCCTGCGGAAAGAAAAATCGTTTTACTGTATTTACAATGCCATTCACTAAGCCCATATTTTTATCTCCTCAACTTTACGGAGCTGCTTGCATACATAGGATTTTCAACTGCAATTTCTCGGCGCAGAACCGTCATAACAAAATACCTAACAGCGTCGAGGACGTGATCATTCTCTTTAATGACTTTATCTTCTGCCGCGTCCTTATCCCAGCTATAAAGCCCAAACTCATCAAAAGCGTGCGTGCAGCTTTCATGAAATTTGATTCGCCCCGATTTGATACACGCAGCCGTTAAACGGATCCCATCAAGAACATCGTTATTTGCTTTCCAAACAGCAAACTTCCCATGTCTACGGATGCACTCCGAAAATGACGCGGCGCTGGGGTCAATGACGATTCGCTCAACATTATATCCGTCTGCAAACCGTTCCAAATCTTGATAATATTCCTCGTCTGTCTTCTGCCGATTGGTGGCTCGCCCGCTGTGATAGTATTCTTTCTCCATTACAGCGCGGCCTTTATCCATGCGCCACAAACAAAAGACGGTAGGATTTTGCGTGCCGTAGTCGCAGGAAATATAATACTTTCCCGCGCCGCCCGTTTCGTTCGTGACGTTTACTTCTTTGGCGAACATCGGATATACCAGCCCCTCGGCCACTACCCACAGGCCGCGAATGTATCGGTCGTAGAACACGCCGGAAAACATTGCCTGATAGCGTTCCAGCGTCTTTTGAGACAAGCCGGGGTTGTCCGTCATTTCAAAATGCAGATACAGCGCGTTCCGCTCCTTGTTCCGCTGTATCCACTCTGTATAAAACCAGTGCTGCGGACTTCCCGGGTTGCAGGAAAACCACAGCTTTGCCCCGTCTACCGAACAGCGAGTCAATGCCTGTTCCACAAACGAGCGCGGCATCAGCACTACTTCGTCCAGCAGCACCCCCGCCAGCGTGCGGCCTTGTATCAGCGTATAGCTGGCCTCGTCCTTGCCGCCGAACACTTCAAAGTAATTTGTCACGGCCCCGCGCCGCACTTCCATCACCTTGTCACCGCGCCGCCAACGAATGATATAGCGCTCCTTCGCAAGGCTCATCGCTGTAAACGGCACGATGATGTTCTTGGTGCAGCTATCCACCGTGCGGCCACACACACCAAATCGTTGACCGCTAAAATTCTCCATTGCCCATCGGACAAACGCCCACATCATGATGGAGGTCTTGCCGGAACGCACGGCACCGTCGCAGATCAGCGCGTCATACTTGGAATAGGGGAAAGCAAGGATTTTTGCTTGCTTTGGGCTAATCATCGCTCTCAAGCTCCTTTGCCATTTCCTTTAGGCTCTGACTGAGCGCGTCTTCCCTCACCGTGTCGGCATGACTGCCGCCGATCATCGCCCACTTATCGATCAGCGTTCCCATCGCCGTTGTGATCTGGCTGAGATTTGCCGCCGCCAGCTTCTCCGGGTCGTTGAGCATTTCAAGCCCCTTGCCGATGAACGAGCACACAAGGTCTTTGTGGTCGTTCATGTACTCCATCACATCGGCGGTGTTCTCTTCCTTTTTTTGCTCACACTTTTCCACAATGTCGGCATTCGCCCGAACGAGGTTCTTAACGGTCGTTGCGGACACGCCGTTGATTTTCGCTGTGGCGCAATAGTTGTTCGTCTGCACATAGTCCGCCAGTATTTTCTTTTTCTGTCGGTCTGTCAGACGCGCAGCCATGTCATCACCTCGTCGCTCTCGCGCGCAAAATGTCGCTCTCTCTCTTTTCTTTTGGGAGATTATAGGGGGTAAGATAATACGGGGGTTGCAAGGGGGAGAAGAAGAAAGGGGGAACAAGGGGGTTTTTCTTTTCTCTCTCTGAGCTATGCGATGTAAACATTTTGCTTGCAACTGCTTACATTTGCTTTGCTTCTGCTTGCATTCCTTGCGTTAATTGCTGTCGTGCTGCGGTCTAATTTCATCCGCCCGTCACAGTCTATTACCGCTTTGATACGCCGATAAGCGTTGTCAAATTATTTTTGCTACCAGCCCCCACCCCTTGGCCTTACATAGCAGACTTTACCCGCCCCGAGGGCATACACTTGCGCTGAATCGCTCTTCCAACCAAGCCACAATGCATCGCCGCACTTTCAGGCGGGCGCTTTGCCCATTGCCAAAGGCAGCGGCTCTCCTCTTTTGGTACGGCGAGACGGTATTGAGCCGCCACACGTCCGCAATGTTGCCTATAGCCATTGCTTCCGCTTCTGCTTCTGCACGCCGCATATGTCCCCGCTGGGCCACATCGTTGAGAGGTGCGCGGGGTCCTGTGCCGCATGAGAGGTGCGACCTCTCGGCCCTGATCGTGGGCTGCATCGCGCGTGCGGCATGATGCGGGAGCGGCGTGAAAAAGATGAAAAAGCACCGCCCCCGCTATGGCGCAGGAGGTAAACGCCATAAATGAGAGAACCGCAAAGGCTTTTGCACCTCTGCGATTCTATTATCTCATAAGCAAATGGCTTTTTAAGGCCAACTTTTAATCATCGAGCAGCCCGTAGTTCCGTGCGACGCACTTAATGAAATCCGTATGCCATCGTCTCGCCGTCCGGTCGGAACAGTTGACCGCCATTGCCGCCCCTTCGAGCGTGTGGGTTTTGTCCCAGAACACGAGGCGAATAAATTTCAAGCGCTCTTCGCCGTCTTGCATTGACCTTGTTTCGCTCACCGCTTTTCGCACAGCGTTGTTTTCTAACAAAGCCACTCCATGCAACTCCTGCTCTCGATCTGGGTCGTAGCGACGGATAATGGCTTTTACATAGCCCCACCAACTATACCGAGGTTTACTCATGGCGTACCATCTTTCTCTTCACCCACGCCCACAGGTTTCGCCACGGGTGAGCTTCTGCGTAATTGGCGCGCTGCTCGGCGTTGTATCGCCTGTTACGCATTACATTAAGGACCTCTTGCTTAAAAGCGCACTCATCGTTCGCCCGCCCAAGCGCCGCCTCGGTGTCAGCGAGCTTATTTCGCAGCGCATCTGCGTCCGCTTTCAGGCTCGCGATTACGTTCTCGCGGGTGATGGCCTCGCCGTTCATCTGGTCGATCTGCTCAGTCAGTGCTGCGTTCTTTCGCTGCATCGCCGCCTTTAGGTTCGCATACTCGGCAAGCAGATCGTTCTTCTCGTCAATGTAGTTTTTCAGCTTGACGATCTCTGCTTCCAGCGCCGCAGTCTTCTCCTGCGCTTCCTCCACCATCTTCGCCATCTGGTCTTTGGTGTACTTCTTGATGTTAATGCTCATGATTTGGCTCCTTTCATTCGTAGCTGTTCCTCGCGCCCTCTATCGCTCACGATGCTCACGACCTTGCAGTCGCCGTAGCGCTCAATATCCATGGCGATGCGCTCCTTTATGCCCTGCGCGTCAGCGGCGGGGACGTTGGCTTTAATCGTAATCGTCAGCATCATCGACCACCTTTATGCATGCGGCTTCCAGCAAGTCTTCAAGGGCACTGTCGCTGCTATCGCCGATATAATTCCCACAGTTATCGTAATACTGATACGCAGTGTACGGCCTCGCCTCGATTCCTGTGTATTCTTCCATCAGGCGGTAGAATTCTCTACTGCCTAAGATTGCCGCTTCTTCAAGTTCTCGTTTTTGGCTCTTAGTAATATGTTCGCCCACGCGTCATCCCTCCTTCGGCTCGCCGTAGCTGCAAAAGTCGCCCGGCGTGATCTCCATATCGCTGACGTCGCAGATCAGGAAACCGTTAGCGTTAACTGTCGCGTTAACAAGATACTTGCAGTCCTTGCACCGAGTAACGACCACGGCATCAACGGTGGGAGCGTTGCCTATGGCGTTATGGATAAGCCGCAAAGCCGTACCACCAGTCACGCTCCATTCCTCATCGGATTGCTCATAGGGTTTAAGGTGTCCAAGCACCCAATCAGCGTCGATCAGCCTCATCGCTGTCACCTCCGTCCATCTTCGCGCCGCAGTTGGGGCAGCGTTTCAATTTAGCCATTGTCCATCGCCTCCAATGCTTTCTCTGCCTCCTCGCGGGTGAGGAATACGGTCTTTCCTATGTACCTTCCCGCATCTGGGAAGAACGGGGTCATATCAATGCCCAACCGTCCTTGCCTTGCGAAGTATTTCATGTTTTGGACTTCATGTTCTGAGATATTTCCGTCGAACACTCTGAATAACGTATCGCCCATCTTGCACGGCAGCACCACCACGCGTCCATCCTTGTCGGCCTCGTCCAGCTCACGCAGACGGTCATCCAGCAGCCAGTTTTTCACATACTCTCAACTGCAATTATAATCAATTCCAACATCCATCAGGATATTAGACATTCGTTTAGACTCTTCCGGCGTCAGCCCCGTTTCCTCGTAGGCTGCAAGACGCTCCACACACGTCTGTCTGTACGCGCTTTTTGCCACACGGTCATTGCAATCATTGCCACTGTAACAACCTGCCGGATAATTGTAATCCGCTGCGCCGCTTGCGAGATATTTTGTCAATCTCTCCATCACTCCACCTCCTGCATCTTACTAATCACTTTTCGGATCACGTCGCCACCGTAAGCGTCTTTTGTCAGCTCCAAAAATTCCGTCAGCGTCATCATGCCGTGCTCGAGGTCGACGCCGTAGTCTCGGGCAAACTGCTTTCGCCCCATGTCACACGATCCGGTCAAGCGATGATGCCAGTCGTAAAAGTACTGCGTCGGATACGTTTTTTCGCGGTCTGTCTCGCGCAGGAACACATCAATTCGCTCTTCCTCCGGCATGTCATCAAACAGCTTGTCTCGCAGCGCCTCCATTGCCTCGCGCAGCGTTTCGCCGTGCGCGAAAACATTGTCCTGCTTGACGATATAGCACGGCGTGAGCGTCAAATCGGCGTTCAAGATTGCCCCGTGCGCAGTGTTACCGCGCACGGAATGAATCAGCGTGTTTACTCCGTCAATTCGATAGACCGGTTCTCCATTGAAACTTTTAATGCCGTCGCCGGAGCCGTAGCCGTAGCCGGAGCCGGAGCCGTAGCCGGAGCCGCAGCCGGAGCCGTAGCCGTCGCCGCAGCCGTAGCCGTCGCCGTAGCCGGAGCCGCAGCCGCAGCCGTAGCCGTAGCTTACAGACAAAAAGGCTTTAATCTTCTCATCAAGCATCATCTCTTCCACTCCTTTACATCTCGAAGCGATGCCGATGCCGTGCCTGTGCACGGAATGATCTGGATTGCCCCCAGCACGGTCATCTCCGGGATTGTCACAGTAAATCGGCAGTCACCCGGCGTTTTCGTCCCATCCTTCGCAAGCTGCTCCACAGCGCATGCGCCATCCCATCTCCACAGCTTACGCACATCAGTCATGGTGACTTCGGAGCCGTTTCTCTCCTTGATCTTTCCGAAAAATACGCCTGCGCGGTCGCAGCGAACGATATAGTCCTGATTGTTGTTCATGATGAAATTCCTCCTGATTTTTGTTAAAATTTGAAGCTCTCTCTGAGCTTGATTCCGTTAACCTCTGCCTCCGCCGTAAAGTAGCGGTGGCGCTCGTTGATGTAGACGACGCGCCCGTGCGCAGTCGTCTCTTTCGTGGTCACGCTCATAATGCCGGTACTGCCCTCAAAGGCGGCAGGCTTCCAGCTGAATGGTTCTCCAATGTACATGGTCATTCCTCCCCAAATCTCAATTTTGTTACGGCAATGGGGAACTCTTCAATCTCGCTTGCCCAGCGTGCCGTGCCCTTGCCGTTGTGCCGCTCAAATACCAGTGGGAACCCGCCGATGCCGTCGAACAGGCTCCCCATCGTAACAGGACGCAAATATTGCGCACTGATACGCTTTGCCAGGAAGTCCCAAAATGGCAAGGCGATGGAATTCCCCAGCGCCTTATAGCGCGGACTGTCGCTCGGCTTGCGCAGTTTGCCCTTACTGTCGCGCCACTCGCCGATGTCCGTCCAGTGGTCTGGGAATCCTTGCAGCCGCTCGCATTCCATCGGCGTGAGGCGGCGCACAATCATTCCGGTTCGGACGGTGTTTTGCAAATTCAGACTTTGCCCTACGCTTTCTTTTGCTTGCAGCGTCCCGTTGATCTCGCCCCCCTCGGTGAAATTGCGGCAATCAACACTGCTGACCACTAAATCGGTGCTATCCTTGTAATCTCGCTGCTTGCAGTTGCTCGCAACGTCTCCCTCGCGGTAGTCCCCGAAGCCCTGCATTTGATAGCAAACCGCCGGAACCTCGCCGAAGGTGTGCAGCGCAGAACACGGCTTGTCCGGTCCGACGGTGCTGCGGTTATTCGGCTGATTGTTCCCGCTCATGCCGGCCGCAGCGGTCAGCGTAGGTGCTCTGTCGTCGCTTCGCACCTCGGCCCCGCCTTGCTGTGTTCCCATGCAGAAAATCGCCGGGTTATTTACTCCGCCGCCAACGCCACCTTGTAGCGTCGGGGATGCTCCCTCTGTGCCAAAAATCCGTTTGCTTTGGCAGTCCCACTGCGTCAGACAGTTTTGGAAAATCGTCTGGTCGTTGCTGGTGCCGAGCGTTCCGCTCTTGTCCTCCTGAACTAAAGCGCCTTTTCCTCCTCCGTCACAGCCCCCCCCTGATTCGGACTGCATAAGAAGCACCGCTTTTAGTGTTTCCGGCAAGTCTTTCCCGCGCCGTTCCGCTCTCCGCAAAATGCCTTGACACGCTTTTGCGCTCAAAGAGTATTTCTCCTGCGGTGTCTCCTCCAAAATCTGCGACAACCGAGATACGACGGCGACGTTGGGGGACTCCCCAGTGTTGCGCGTCATGCACTCGCCAAGCCACGCTCCATCGTCCTCCCACTTCATCGTGGTAGCCACCCCAGGTGTTCCAGCCTTTTTCAGGCACTTCAATATCGGGGGCTTCCGGCTCTGCGATGCGGATGATCTCTTCGAGGACTGCCGCGAAGTCTTGTCCTTTGTTGCTGCTGAATGCTCCGGGCACGTTTTCCCAGACCATATACCGAGGTCGGACCATGTCACCTGTCCGTCCGTTCGCTCTGTCATGTTCCCTCATCTCCTTCACGATGCGGACCTGCTCCATGAACAATCCGCTTCTCGCGCCGGCCAATCCTGCGCGTTTTCCTGCAATGCTCAAATCCTGGCACGGCGAGCCGCCCGTGATAACGTCCACGGCCTCGATCTCCGCACCGTTGATCTTCGTAATATCGCCGAGGTGTTTCATCTCCGCCCCTCGCATTCTGCAAACAGCTCCCGGAACGTCATCCCCGTCAAATCTTCCAGCGCCAGCAACAGCCGCACCGTTGTATCGCGGTCGCCGCGCACCCACGCCGACACCGTAAACTGCGACGTGCCGAGGGATTGCGCCAGTTCGGTTTGATTGTAGTCCGTCTTTTCCAGTGCTTCCTTGAGTGTCGGATAGACGCAGAACTCAAACGGCGTTTTCGGTCTCATAATCTTGCTCATGCCCGCACCTCCTGAAAAAACAAACTCCCTTGTGAGATGCATTCCTCAAAGCGCCTTTCCTGCGCTTCGTAGTAGCGCTCGTCAATTTCGTACCCCACAAAATCGAGCCCAAGCTCCAATGCAGCGATGCGGCTGCTTCCGCTGCCGAGGTGTGTATCGAGTATCTTGTCTCCGGGCTTGGCGTACTTCTGCAGCAACCACACGTAAAGCGCCACAGGCTTCTGCGTCGGATGAATGCGCTGCTCGTTCAGCGCCTTATTCCCTTGCTGGATAAACCCCTCTGCGATGCTTTTGCCCTGCATCATGCCATTCCACATATAGTGGAAAATCCGCACGCTGTCATGGCAGTTTGTGGCTGCGATCTCGCAATCGCTAAAAGAGCTGCCCTCGTTGCACTTGTCCCAAACAATGCGCCCCGGCGCAAAGTGATAGTCGAAATAGTTGCAGCCCCAAACAATATAGCGCTTTGCAACCCGTTCCAGCTCATCGAAATAATCACGTGTCGGAATACCCCACTTCGGCGATATAGGGTAGTCTCTGTGCACGCCGATTTTGCTGACCTTGCAGCCATAATATCCGCGCCGCTCCGGCCCGCTGAAATACGGCGGATCGACCACAGCGAGGTCAAAAGCCTTGTCCGGCAGCTTCTTCATTGCCTTCATACAATCGATATTTTCAGCAACGTTCATGCGCGCACCTCCCCAAACGCCTCCTCAAACGTCAGTCCCGTTACTTGCAGCAGCGCTTTAATCACGCGAATGCTGAATTCGTTCTTTCCCGTTGTCCATCTCCACAGGCAGAGTGGGGAGACCCCGATCTTTTCGCTCAACTCCGGCGGCGTGATACCGGAGTCCTGCAAAGCCGCCTTGAGCTGCGGATATACGACCGTCTTAAACGGCACGTGGTTCGTGTTCTCTGTCAACATCTTTTCGCTCCCTCATTTCGTCATTTCAGATTTTGCAGCCGCTTTTGCTTGAATCTGCGCGCCACACGAAAATCATCAATGGCGCGGTATTTTCCTCTTTCGCCCTGCGGCTTGCGTCGCTTTTTTCTTTGTCTGCCGCGTAGTGCGGGCAATGGTCTTGGCAGCCGGGATACCTCGTCGGCGGTAAGCAGGATTGGCAGTGCTCAAAGCTCATCTCACACCTCGCGGATCGTGATGCCGTACTTGTTCTGCATCAGTTTCTTTTTCAGCAGATAGTCTTTCGTTTTCACGCCCTTTGCGTCCTCGACCTCGCGCAGCCAATGCACCGTGCCGTTGCAGTCCGGCCCAGTTGCTCGCTCGTAAACAAAATCCGCGCGGTAGACCATCGGCTTGATTCTCTCGCCCTCGATGGTCGTGTATCCCTCAACGAGCGTAAAATTCGCTTGCAACCGTAAATCGCGAATCTTGCCCATCGCGCGCAGCACTTTCAGCTCGCCGAACCGCGCCGCCTCGCGCTCGGAATCAAACTTGATGCCGTCGCGCACAACCTTGCGGTTGCCGTACTTGCTTTTCTTCGACTTCTGTTCGCCCACCAGTTTGTCAAGCACCTGCTTCTGCGCCTGCGGCCCCAGCCTCGCGAGGTCAGCTGATGTCAGCGCCATCGTCGGCCTCCCTGATTCGCACTGGCAGGACCATTTTGACGTCCTCGTGGTTGGTCTTGATCGTAATGGGCCCAAGTGGCCCACGGAATTCCAGAATAGCAGGCTGCTTGAAGGCACCGCCGACGCTGGCCTTTGCCGCCTGCAACGTCGAGAGAAGATACTCGGCATTCACGCCGATACGGAATGTCGGTTCATTGGGCAGGACTTTTTCCCAATCCAGAAACGCTCCAACCGGCTGAACAAAACCGAAGATGCAGCCGAGACATTCGATCTCAACCACGCTTTCCGTCTTGTCCCGTTCTTTCAGCTCCAAGCGCATGGAGTTGCCGCGTGGCAGGCGGATACTCGGCTTGATGTAGCAATCGAAATCCTCTTCGACCTCGCAGCAGGTCGCGTGCTCCACGAAAAGCCGGACGCCGTCTGTGGCGATAGCCGTAACTGCCTTGTTCTTCTTGCGAAATTCCAGCCGGATATTCTTGTACATCGGCCTACTGATGCTCGCTGATACCGCGCCCTTTACGGCGGCGATAATCGTGTTGAACGCGTTGGTGTCCATGATAGCCAGTCTCATTCCTCTGCCTCCTTTGCGCCATTGTGATCGCACGGATCATCCCGCAGGCCGACCGCAATATGCATCACGTTCTTCTCATCGACGCGCTGGTGAATCTCGTATTGCCCAAGCAGCGGGTTCACCTTCGGCCTTTCGAGGTGGAGCGCCTTCATGCGTGGGATATCTTCTCCCGTGTCGGGGTCCTTCACTGCCTCGCCGTAGGAAAGCGCGATCTGGATAATCCAAGCATCGAACGCCATGCGCAGCTGGTTCAGTCCCTTCATATCCTCGCGCAGCTTCGCATTTGCTTTCATCAGCTCGCCGACTTTTTTCTGATATCTTCCGAGCTCGTGCTCAAGCCGTTTTACCTTGTCTCTGTTTCTTTCGCTCATCGGTTCTCCGTCCTTTCGTAGTGCAGCGTCAGCGCCCGAGCGATCGGGTAGCGCCGCGTATATTCGTCCAGCTCTTCTTTTGGTAGCTTGACTTGTGCGCCCTCGCAGTTGAGATAGTCGCGGTAGTCCCGCGAGTAAAACGGGCACTTGAAAATGCCCCCGCGATACCCGCTCACGGCGCACCGCCTGCCAACACCGATTTGACGTGCCTCATGCGCTGATTTGCCTTGTCGCGTCTCATGCTATCGCCCTTGAATACCAGTGGCGTGCACATCTCGAGGATGCGGTCATAGATGCGCTGATAGGCCATGTCTTTCGGCCTGCACAGCTCGTCAAGCGTCAGGTTTGTGGTGACGATCAGCGGCTTCTTGGCCTTGTATCGCTCGTCAATGACCGTGTAAACCGTCTCCATTGCGTACTCACTGCTGCGCTCTGCGCCGAGATCATCGATCACCATCAGCGGGTAATAGTGCACCTGCTCGACGATTTCTTTCTTGTCGTATCCCGCGTTGAGGATTCGCGGGAAGCTCGTAATCATCGCCGGGATCCCGCGGTCAATCAGCTCGTTGGCGATACACGCCGCCGCGAAGGTCTTCCCGTTGCCGGTGTTGCCCCACAGCAGAAGCCCATTGTTCTCGCGCCGCATATCGTCCCATGCGTCGGCATAGCGTTTGCATTTGACGATCTCGTCACTCATCGTCGCCTTGTCGAACCGGCACGCCGTCAGGCTCTTGTCGCGGATTCCGTCAGCACGCAGCGTTTCGATGCGTAGTCGCTTCTCACGGTCAGCGCGAGCTTTTTTCTCGGTCTCGTACTCTCGCGCCGCGCAAGCACACTGGCACCCGACAAGGCGGACATTCCCGCCGATGGGGATGCGGCACTGCTTCGGCGTGTTGCAATGGCCGCAGTACAGCAGCCCGTCTTTCTCGTAATCGACCAGATCACGAACAGGCTCGGCCTTTTTCGCGATGCTGTCGATCAATGCGTCAACGTTCATAGGCTTCCCTCCGTGTTGCCGTAGTCGTAGTGATACCCTCTGCCGCTCTCGGGTAGCTCATCGTCCCACCGGCCTTGATTCAGCCATGTAGCGGGGTGTGGAATAAACTGCCCGTTGTTCTGCGTCCATTGGTCGCTGCACTTCTGCCGCTCCACTGCGGTCACAAGTGTTTCGAGTGGGACTTTGACCCGCTCGAAAGCTCTCTTAGCAGACTGTTTCCCGATTTTTCGCGGGTAAACTGACCAAAAACGCTCGAATGCGTCCCTCGTAGAGGGGGATTTAGAGGGTATATCGTTTTCTGTCTTATGTTCTTCGTCTTCTGTCTTATGTCTTATGTTATTAGTAGGCTTACATTTGCTTGCATTTGCTTGCGTTTGCTTACATTTGCTTGCATTTGCTTGCGTTTGCTTACATTTGCTTGCATTTGCTT